GCTTCATCACAAATACGCAGCCCTTTGTTCTCTGCCGCTGCATAGCTTTGCATTGCTTCCAACGCCTCCAGCGCCTGCTGCAATAGCTCTCTGTCGTTATTCATTTCCCCTCCGATTTGACTGCTTTGCTAACAATCCTTCCGCACCACGCACAGTCACGGTGATAGTAGCCGTTAAAAGTCCATGCGCGACTAACACCAAGATGCCCTGTTTTTTCGCATAGCCACCAGCCAAGTTTTATATACCAAGGTTGATTCATTTCCCCTCCGCTTTGGCGAGTGCTGCTTTGGCTATCCGAACTATTTCCCGCAACGCTTTGTTGTCGCTCATCGTGTTTTTCGGTTCTTCGATGATGTTATTCAACGCTTCCACCAACTCCGCATTCAGCGCATTGAGTCTCGCGTTTTCACGCTGCACATCGGCAAGGCAGTCTATTAGCGGCTTCAGTGCTTCAGATTGTTTGTCAGTCATAGCTCCCCCGTATTTGCAACAAAAGCAAAGCCAGACATTGCGCCTATCGGCATAAATACTGCCACTATAAAGCGCGCATCTTTAGTCCATTCCATTGTGTTGAAGCTGGCCTCAACAAATGCGCCCAGTAGATACACGCACAGCACACCAACTATGCCGCCAATTATTAGTTTCATCCCTGCCCCCTCGCTTCAATCATCTTGGCGGCCATCAACCAGCCGTCATCGACCAGCCGCTTGACGATCTGCTCGCGCTCACCCTGCACGCCATTGGCTAGAGTCCTTGTCCGGCCATCGGCAATGCCCAGCTCCAGCTCCTGCAGCAGATCCTCTATCGTGTCGCCATGCCCTGTGGCATAGCCTTGCCGGGTCATCCAGGCAGCCAAAACCTCACGGCCTGCGTCAGTGTCTGCGCTGGCGTACAAAGGCTGCCAGGCCGGTCTGTCCTGGTGCCGGGTACTGGGCTGGTCGGCGTAACTCCAGCGGCCATTCTGAAATATTCTCCAGATCGCCGGCTTCATAGCAGACCCTTGATTAACTTAATGTCCCAGCCAGTCAGGTCATGGACGCGCAACACGTACTCAGCGCTCGGCACCAGATGCCCGTTGCGGATCTTCGAAATTGATGAGTAGGCGACGCCAAGAAACCTGGCGAGCTCCGCGTCAGTCTTTAACTTGTACTCACGCATGATGGTATCGAGCAGCCTGTGTTTCTTATTTGGAACTTCCATTTTTGTATCTCCTTATCATTTCGGTACGCAGCTTTGTTCTCTCAACTGAACCGCGCTGCTGCTCCACGCCATTCAGGTAATCAAGTTTGGTAATTCGGGGCTTCCTGGCCTTGTCCGGCAGCTTCAGCGCCCAGCGCACCTCGCACTCAAACCGCCACTCCTCTGAGTAGGTGCAGACTGTCTGGCCATTTAAGGTGACAGGCTCGGTGTACGGGTGCATGCGGCCACACAGAGCGCAGGGCGCATCAGCCATGGAACCGCCTGTGATACCGCCTGGTCGCCTTCACCGCTGAAATCCAGCCTAATCCGCTGGTCTTCCACATCCAGAAACACCGCAGCAATCGCTTAGTCTTGGCCATCAGAGCTTCCTCTTGCGTAGTGCCTGGCATACCTCACGCTCTTTGGCCGTGATGTCAGGGTGAAAGCTATCCATCTGGCAGATGCGCTGCCACTGCGCTTGGCTGTGGCTGTGCGGCATAATGAAGAAGGCAAAAGCCAGGCCGGCCACAATGCCGCCAGCCCACACACCTGCGACAATGTGCTCGCCGGTGGTCATTTGACCCTCCGCATGGCCTTTGCCTGGTCTAGTGCCTGCTCCCGACGGATGCGTCGAAACTTCTTGGATAGGTCTGTCTCACCTGCCGGCACATACACCCAGTCGTTGTTCCAAACCGACGCGGTGGTGTCCTTAACCTTCTTTTCTTTCGGTTTGCTCATGGTTGGCAGAGCCAGTTTGAGTTTCTGCATTGCACTCCCCTTCGAGTTGATCCCGCAACATCGGGATAAAGTCATCAAGCAGCAGACACACCCGCCAGGGCTGCCCACTGCGCCTGTAAATCACCACCGGCACCTCACCAGGCTTCGCGCAGGCTTCCACCTGGGCGCTCCACTTGTCGATGGCCAGCGCTTCCTTGCGCTTGACCTCGATCCTGAACTTCTCAATCGTGATGTCATCAGCGCCGTCCCTGGCCTGTCCCAGGTTGCGCTTGACCACAAACCCCAGGTTGTCGGTCAGTATCTTGGCCACCTCACGCTCACCGGCTGCGCCCTTGTTGCGAGCTCCGCGACCGTTCATCCAGCACCCAAGAGCTTGTTCAGCCTGTTCTCTGTCGAGCTGTACCTGGGCTTGAGCGACTCAATCACCAGCTCCTCAATAATACTGGTGCGCGATCTGCGCTGATCCCTGGCTGCGGCATCCAGCAGATCCTTTGTCTCAACCCGAAAGCGCACAAGCAGCTGCTTGTATTCTTGTTCCATGACACCCCCTTGAAATATATCTGGAAGATAGCACGCAATTTCCCTGCGCCGGTAGTGGTAAAAATACCACAAAGAATTATTGGTTTGGGTTGTTGACATATCACGGTGATATATGCGAGGATCTGTTCACGGTCACTTCCGACCGCACCGCCACCGAGATACAGGAGCGTAAAATGTCCAAATATGTAGCCTACTACCGCGTATCAACAGACCGCCAGGGCGCGTCAGGTCTTGGCCTCGAAGCCCAGCAGGCTGCCGTTTCGCAGTACACAGACGGCATCATCCACTCGTTTACCGAGATCGAATCAGGCAAGCACAATGACCGGCCACAGCTGGCCGCAGCTATCGCTATGTGTAAAGCCACCGGCGCAGCTCTCTTGATCGCCAAGATCGACCGCCTCTCACGCCAGGCTGCCTTCCTGCTGACCCTGCGTGACTCAGGCGTGCAGATCCTCGCAGCTGACATGCCGCATGCCGGCACCCTGGAGTTCGGTATCCGCGCAGTGGTCGCCCAGCATGAGCGTGAAGAGATCAGCAAGCGCACTAAGGCAGCTCTGCAGGCGGCCAAGGCACGCGGCGTCAAGCTCGGCAGCCCAAACCCAACAGCAGGCTCGGCTGCCGGCATCGCCAGCATCCAGGCAAACGCAGATCAGTTTGCCCTTCGCGTCCAGCCAATCATCGCCGACATTGTGGCGAAGACAGGATCCACCAGCCTGCGCTCAATCGCAGCCGCACTGACAGCTCGCGGTGTGCTGACAGCCCGTGGAGGCCAGACCTGGGGTGCCAGCCAAGTAGCTAACCTAATGCAAAGGAGTGCAGCATGAACGACGATTTCTTTAATGGCGCACTCTGCGCCTTGATCATCATGGTCATTATCTTGTGCATCGGTGGTGTCATATGATGACCGGCCAGATGCTGCGGGACGCCCAGCTGGCGTTCTTTGAAATGCGGGACTCAGACTTCCTGGAGCACTGCCGCACCATCGCTGCAGACATAGCCAAGCAGCATGGCCAGGTGTCGATCAACGAAGTGCGCAAGGCCATCAACCTGCCAGAGGGCGTGCATCCATCAGTGCTCGGCGCTGTTTTTAAATCAAAAAAATTCATAGCCATCGGCTACACCGAGGCTATTCACAAGGCCGCACATGCCAGGGTCGTGCGCGTCTATAAACTCAAGGAGGAAACATGTCAGGAAAGCTAACCCCCAATACAATGATGTCAGCCAGCCGGCTTCCTGCGCTGCTTGGGCTCTCAAAGTATCAGACCCCAAATGATGAGCTGCAGGCAACCATCAACGCCATCACCGGCAAAGAGACAGACTTTGCGCAGAATGAATCGATGGCCTGGGGCGACCGGCTCGAGGAAATTATCCTGCGGGAGACGGCCAAGCGCCTGCAGTTGCTGGATCTGAAGACTGAGTTTAGCAAAGCGTTCTATCACGAAACATTGCCGCTGGCCTGTAGCCTGGATGGCTGTGCCGATGGCGCTGGCCAGGTAGTGCGCACCGACCCAGACGCCGGCATCTTCGTGGTCGGCAAAGAAAGCATAGAGCTGGCCGGCGTGGGCGTGCTCGAGGCCAAGCTCACAGCTGTAGCGCCAGAGGATATGCCGGCTCTGTACCGCGGGCCAGTGCAGCTGCAGGCACAGATGGACATCATGCAGGCAAAGTGGGGATGCGTGGCCGTGCTGTACCAGGGAACCACGCTTCGGATCTTTCTGTTCGAGCCGCACGCACAGACGCTGGCCACCATCAAGGCTGCCGTGCTTGAGTTTCAGTCCAAGCTCGAAAAATTCAAATCAAATGGCGAGATCGATTTCTACGCACCAGCGAGCAGCAAGGATGCCGACCGCATGTTCCCGGCAGCTGACGATAGCCGCACTGCACACCTGCCAGTCAAAGCAAACCAGCTGGTTGACCAGATCCTGGCGGCCACGGCAGACATCAAGGCAGCCGAGGTCAGACGCGCAGAGGCAGAGACAGAGCTCAAGGCCATGATGGGCGACGCAGGCAGGGCGAAGGTCGGTGCCTACGAAGTTCGCTGGCCCATGCGCTACTACAAGGCAGCGCCTCAACGTATCGTGCCGGCCAAGGATGCCTACGCTATCCGGCAATCGACGCTGTCAATCAAGGAGATTTCATGAGCGACCGAGAGCTGACCGACATTGAGCAAGCGCACGCTGCAGCCTGCGTCGCGCTGCTGAATGCGGTGCCGACCATGACAGAAGAGCAAGCAAACGAAGTGGTGGACAGCCTGTCTGTCTTGCTGCTGCAGACATTAAATACTTATGTGCCAGGGGATGATGATGCAATTGACTACAACTAAGGGATTCGCTCCCGCTACTATGGGCGAAGCAATGGAGTTTTCTAAAATGCTGGCTGAGTCCAGCATGGTGCCGCGTGCGTACCAGGGAAAGCCGCAGGATATTATGGTCTGCGTTCAATGGGGATATGAGCTCGGCCTGGCACCCATGCAGGCGCTGCAGAATATCGCTGTGATCAATGGCAAGCCCAGCGTCTACGGTGATGCAATGGCCGCCCTGGTGCAAGCCAGTCCAGTATGCGAGGGTATCGAAGAAACGCTGGAAAACGCAGACTCCTCCAACCCGGTTGCGGTCTGCATAGCCAAGCGCAAGAACCGCACGCCAGTGACCGCCAAGTTTAGCGTCGAGGATGCCAAGCGTGCCGGGCTGTGGGGCAAGCAGGGGCCGTGGACTGCGTACCCAAAGCGCATGCTGCAGATGCGAGCCCGTGGCTTTGCCCTGCGTGACGCCTTCCCTGACGTACTCAAAGGGCTGATCAGCGCAGAGGAGGCAGAGGATTACCCAACAGAAAACAGCGGCCAGCCGATCAAAGACATCACACCGATGCCTGCTAATCCATTGGATCTGATAGCACCACCGGCAGAGCCCGAGCCCGTAGCGGTGGCCGAGGTGGTGGCTGATGTGATTGAGGTAGAGCTGCAGAATGATTCTGCCGAATCTGCCGAACCTTCTGCAGAATCAACCGACATACCTTTGCTGGTGCCAAAGGATGACGGCACGACGGCCATTCACTGCACCATGCCTGACTTGGAATCCTGGGCAAACACCTACGAAGACATAGCAGATAAGACAGCCAGGGCTGGTAAGCGCACGCCACGGGAGCGCATGTCAGTGCTGAAGAAACTGCGCGACCTCAACCAGGAGACGCTCAATCGAATGGAGCAGGTCAAGAAACTGCGACACTCAGCTGCCTACTCAAAACGTAACGCAGCGCTGGGTGCCGCCATGCCCACAGAAAAAACCCCCGAGGATTAGTCGGGGGAACTGGCCAGGGCTCTCAGCGTGAAGGAGGTCACATACCCTGGCCAGAGCTGCTATCGCCTTATTGCTTCGTACTGGGCGTGGCACTGCTTGAGGAGGGCGCGGAGCTCGTCTCCTCTGGCAGCTTCCCTTGCAAGAAATTCTGAATCCGGGCGGTAAAGTTTTTCTCCAGTACATCCGGCGGGAG